ATAATATTTTTAGTTTATATACCAGTGAAGATTTGAAACCGTACCCCTAATGGGTGCTAATGTTCAAACTGTAACTGGTAACTTAGTTGAAATTTCATCCGCATAGCGGATTGAAATCTTCAAGGGTGTAAATCTTCAACGGTGTAAATTAATCATCTTCTACCATAAATTGAGGAGTAGTTTTTGAAATATTTTCTGTAATATCAGGAATAATAACAATATTTTCTTCACCTTTATTTTCGGCCTTCATTTCAGGTTCTTTTTCAACTTTAGAAACAGATTTTCGATTTAATTCAATAATTTTCATTTGTAATTGAACAATCATTTTTTCAAGTTCACTAACGCGTTTAGTATAATTTTCATTTTTTTCTTTTAATTCACCGATAAACTGTTGTTGTTGTTGCATAATATTAACTGCTTCGTGTGGAGATATAACAACTGGTTCTTTGCCTGGTTGTTGTAAAATAATTTGATTAGCATTTTTAGCGTTATGTTCTTCTTGTGCCTTTTTCAACATTTCTGCACGTTCTGCTTCAATCTTCTTAATTTGTTCTAACACATCAGGCTTCATTTTAGGTAATCCGGGTTCATAATCTTCAAGTAATTTATCGATTTTATTCAAGAAAAAATCCTTAATTGGGTCTTCATCTGTGAATTTAATAAAATCATTTACTGTTTTTGGCGAATCTTTCAAATAATCAGGGTGTGGATTTTCCAACATTTTACGTTTATCAAATGTATTATGCTCGTGAGAAAATACTAAAATGGTCTTCATAGGGTCTAATTGAACAAATGGAATAGTATAATCTTTTAAAAAAGCGCGTTCTTCTGCTAAAGCTGCGTGGTCTTCATAACGAGTTTGTTTTAATAATTCAGCTTTAAATGCGAATGTTCCGGCAGTAGCGTGGTTTGGTCCATATGGACCACATTGAACCATTCTATTTAAGCCTTTGAAATAAATATAGATTTCGCTTGAACCCGCACATAAAGCCTCTTTATTACCCTGTAATTTTTCTACTGCGTGAGAAATTCTATCTGGTGGGTAATAATCGTCGTCATCCATATAAACAATTATCGAACCTTTGGCGTGTTTGTGCATATAGTTACGTTTTGTTCCTAAAGTTACTTTTTCAGGTAATTCAAAATATTTTATTTGTGGTATATTGGCTTTATCAACTAAATCCTTAATTTTATCAGTTCCATCATCAACAATAATCCATTCGATACGGTCTTTTGGATAATTTTGATTACGGAAACAGCGAAACATATTTTCAATGAATGGGCGTCGATTGAATGTAGGTGTACAAACACTCACCAATGGTTTTGTTGGTTTTTTCTTTCCCATTTTTATATATTTTATAGTTTTATTTTTATGTAGTTATTTACGAAAATGTATATTATTATATTTACAATTTTTTTATTTTTTACTTTTATTTTTTACTTTTATTTTTTATTATAATGTTGACGATATTCTTAAGGGTGTAAAACTGGTTCTAACAATTCTTTACTTACATCACTAATTATATTTTTTAATTCTTCAACTAATCCTAATTCTGTTTCATTCTTTTCTAAAGTAGGGATTTCAACTACATTTATTTTAAATTCTTCATATATTTTGGATGCAATAATAGTAAAGAAAATGATTATTAAAATACTGGTAATAGCATTTAAATTCAATTTCAAATTACTATTTTTGATATGATTTGCTGTATTATAATCAATAATAGCAAAAATAAACATTACGAAAAAGGCAATATTCAAAATATTACTATACAAGAATTTATCAATAGCTAAATTAAAGAAATTTTTGATAGGGCTTTTTTCGGAACGATTATTATCTTTTATATAGTCGTGAATTCTTTGAAAAATACTTTTAGAAGTTGCCGCGAAACCAAAAAAATCGAGAATACCAACATTAAATAATATTCCAAAAAGAGATTGATATATAATATAAAGTCCGCATAATAGACCAGCCAATGGGACACTTATTACCATTATAACTATAAATCGTAGAAACCCAGTAATAAGACTAAACGGAAAACTCATAAAAAATTCAGCAAATGTATGAAATGTAAACCCCGGCGTCTTTGTAACATAACCATAATTATATGTACCGAAAAAATACCCTAATATTAAAATAAAAAACATAATCCCGACCATAAAATTATTCGTATTTCCAGTTAGTATATCTTTTAAAAAGTTTAACAGCCATGTGGTATAATATTGAAAAAAATATAACATCATTAGAAATACTACAACAAAGCAGCCTTTTAAGTTGAATAATATTGCACTGATATTGGGAATTTTTTCCATCATAATATTTTGTAAATATTCTACAAACATCAAAGAAAAAATAAAAAAATAGTTTATAAATTTATAGACCATTCCCCAAAAATCTTTTCTAATAAAACATTGATTTTGTAATTCATATGTATCTAACATAGGTGTTTTAAAACGATAACCTAATAATTCTGCGTCAACATTATCATTATGAGTATACCTATAATACATTAAAAAGAACCAATTATAACAAGCGAAATAACTTATCAAAATAGTTTCAAACCATCCAATATATTTTTTCAATACATTAACATCATTTGTATCAGGTTTTCCTCCAGAAAATGCACGAGCAAATATGTATGCTTTATCATAATTGAATTTATCAATTTTTTTAAAGATGTCGTCAATAAAATTTATTAAAACCACGCGTGGGTCGCTACTATTATCTCTTGAACTTGGTGTATCAACGCCATCAAAATCCCTATCAGGTAACCCCAAGAAATTCGGATCATCGGCAGATACGTTCGATTTTAATCCTTCTATAATTGGGTTGGATTGATCAGTTTTTGTCTCTATATTCAAATCGTTAATATTTACCAAAGGTTCTATTCCTTTATAGTTTTCCATTTTGGATTGTTTGTGTTTTACTTTTTTTAGTTTCTTTGCTTTGTTTATTTTTTCTATTTTATATATCATATTCATAGTTTGGAAATTATCATCATTATGATTGTCAGTTTCATATGTATCACTAAATAAATCTTTATTCCATACCGTTTTTTCGTTACTCATATTATAATATTAAAATGTATATTATAATATAGTATATATTTTTTCCAGATTATAACATATAATTATCTGGGTTATCTGGGTTATCTGGGTTATCTGGGTTATCTGGCATACATCATACCAGCATTTCCACCAATAAATGATAAAACATTATAGCGTTCTTCAAATAACGTCATATTGTAGTTATATTGGTACAATTTCCAATTCGATTTTCTAACACCTACCGGATTTCCACTATCATCGCATATTATATCAAAACTCGAGTTTATTCCATCAATCGGTGGTACATATGTCGTAATTTCAAGTTCAATATTTTTAAATTTACTCATATTAATAGCACCGGATGGCTGATATTCAAAAGGACTGGTGTTCAAACAGAAATTATAACAGTATAAACCTTCTTTTGCATTGCCTTTCGTTCTTACATATTTTTCAATATAGTCATATACTCCTCGTGTTAATAAGTTTTCCCGATATTCGCCATTTAATAGAATACCCATTGTTTCTAATATATTACGCTGATTATCCACTTTATAATCGCCTGTAATATATAAACCAGTTCTAATTTGATCGTTTGTATCTTGACCTGGTCCATATAAAATCTCTGTTTTATATGCGGCTGGAATTAATGTATTACCACTATCTGGTAATTCTAAATCCGCGGGGATGGTAGTATAAGGCCAATTTGTATAATTACTCCATTCATTTCTCAGGTTTACATCATTTCGTTGTAAATAAAACATCCAACTCGAAATCATACCATTGGACATTAATTTTAATTTTTTACTACCGGTAACATTTTCAAAATTATATTGAAATACGTCTTTTACTAAATATACTTGGTCTTGACCAGCGAACACTTGTGTTTCTTCTTTTGATAAAAAACAGTATGTGGATAATAAATGTATATCCGCATTCCATGTCGAGATTTTATTACTATACATATCACTTGTTATTACTGGTGATGGCGGAGTTTGTAAAAAACGATACATTTGAAACCGATTTTCATTAAAATCGGGTTGTACATAAGGGCGTCTATATTGAATATCAAAGACATCTCTAACTTGAAATAGTTCTTGTATTGGTCTTAATGTAACAGATATTACTAATTCGTTGTATTGTAATGATATCAACGGAAAAGCACACCGACTATCTAAAGTAAACCACGTATTGATGGGTATATATAAATTTCTACCACGAATCGACGGTTCGCTACCGGTTGAACTTTGTGTATAATAAGCAGAAGGATATGTATTATCTCGACCAAATATATTCGCAGGGTCATACAGTTCATCAATATTACCAGACATTTTATTAAATAAATCTTTTTTCTCTGCTGTGAAATCGCGTTCTACCATAGCCGCCAAATATTCACCACTATATTTTTGAAGAGTTAGAGAACCACACGTGATAGTAATTTCTTTTATCATATGTGTTCCCAAATCTTTTATCCAACGAAAATCGTATGGCGCCCATCGTTTATCGGTTTCAATACAAGGATGATATAATGGACTCCAAATATCAGGTAGTGTTACAACTAAATATGTATCCATTAGTAATTCCGCATAACGAGGTATTTTGAATGTAAATGTAGAAGGTTCGGTTAATCTTAAATCTCTTAAACCGTCATAATCTATACGAAATTTTTGAAGACCAAAATTACTATATTTAGAATAAGTTACTTTGAAAAATGTTTTGCTTGGATTTCCAGTTAAAATAACATTATTGTTGCCGACCGAAATTATATTTAGTAATCCTCCAGCCATTATAACTGATTATATATTATATATATTTTATATATTATTATCGTTATATATTTTATTATGGAAATTTACAAAAAAATAATAATTTTAATAATAATAATTTTATTCTTTTATGTTGGATATCGTTTATTAAAAAAAATCGAATGCTGTAAAAAAAATCGAATAACGAGAGAAGGT